ATATAAGTATGTTGATCTTTACAGAACCCTCCCTACTGTTGCGATGTTCACAGGTCTAACTATCCACAAAGGGCTTGAAGGATTCTTTTCCTTCATGTCCCTTAAGGAATCCATCAATAAGATGGAGGAGTATATGGACCAAGAACTCACAGGCTGGACTGAAGATCAGGCTATAGCTTGGGAGAAGATGAAGGTTTACCTTGAGTGCTACTTCCTTAAATGGTCAACAGACGATCTTGAAGGTATGGATATTTATATCGAACAAGAGTTTAGATTTAAATCAGATCTAGGCTTAGAGTTTGGAGGGAAGTGGGACGTTCTTATCTATGACCCTAAGACTATGACTGCTCTTATCTATGAGCACAAGACAACATCTTCCAAGCTGGAGTCAGAAGCAGATTCTTATTTTGCGAAACTCCCTCTTGATGTTCAGTGTACAATTTACAGGGAAGCAGCCTATCAGTTCCTAACAACTAAAGAATGTAAGCTGGTTGAGATGCCAAGGCTTATGTATGACGTGATTAAAACAACCAAGTCAAAACCTAAAACCAAGAAGCGGATAGTTAGAAGAAAGAATGAAACAGATGCAGAGCTCCTTCAAAGAAAAGAAGATGCAATGGAGACTGTTCGAGAGTTTGGTGAGCGTATTCGAGATGAATACTTTCCAAGGGGCGGCGAGAGTAAGAAATACTTTAGGCATGAAGTTCCCTATGTTGCATCAAACCACAAGAGAAGATTGATTGAGCTTACTGAGTATGCTAAACTTCTCAGCAGCAAGGGATTTCAAGAGATAAGAAATTCAACATCATGCGGAAACTATGGCGGGTGTGCTTTTATGGACGTCTGCCTCGGGCGGGAGCGGCTCGATGATTCTTTGAAGTTTGTAAAGACAGAAGAGAAGCATCCAGAGCTAGACGGTAAAGGTAATACTAAAATTCAAAACTAAGGAGATAAGATGTCAATTGAAGTGGTGGCCAAAGGAGAAAGCATGACCCCGAATGAGGTCATAGAAAAATTGCACAGTGTTCGTAACGCACTAGGCGATGCCTCTACCTATGCCAGTAATGCGAATGAGTACGCAGCCGAAGCTGAGTGTGCCGCAGAAAGAGCGGCTAGCGCAGCGACCGAAGCTGAAGAGTATGCAGATCTCGCCCTGGAGGAGTTAAACGAAGTCCTCAAGACTGTTGAGGGAGAAGATATAGTTTTCTCCTCACAGAGAGAAGCGATTGTCAATGAAGTGACAGAAGAGCTTCGTGTGACAATGCGAACTGAAATTATCCAGGAAGTGGTAGATGAGTTGCAGAAAGTAATGAGCAACTTGGATGTGTGGAGCTGGCTGCGAAACTATGCGAAGAGAAACATGTTGAATGATGGGAGATAAGATGGAGTTTGATTTATCAATATCGGATGAACCTCGAAAGCAACCAAGACTAGTTCTTGTCGGCGGACCTGGGATGGGAAAGACAACCTTCGGAACTCATTGTGATGATGTAGTATTCATTCTTACTGAGGATGGTTGTGCAGCAAACGTTCCAAAGATTCCAAAGACAGGCAAGCTTGAGAAATGGGAAGACGTGCTGGCTTCAGTAGGATTCCTAATTCGAGAAGAGCATGACAGAAAGACAGTTGTTGTTGATGTCATTAATGCAGCTGAGGCTATGTGCAAAGAGTATATCTGTAACACTAAGTTCGGAGGACGTATGATTCCAGAACGAGGTAAAGACGGATACATGCAATGGGGCCAAGGCGATAAGCTAATGCACCAAGAGTTTATTCGATTCCTTAATGGGTTAGATATGCTCAGAGAGAATAAGAATATGATGGTAGTTCTACTCGTTCATGAGGGACTTCACCGACAGGGCAATGCTCTTGGCGATGACTTCCTGAAGATTGGTGGAGCAATGCACAAGTATACATGGAACGCAGTGATGGAATGGGCAGACCAAATTGGCCACATCACGAAAGACCATGTAGCTGTGATGAAACAAGGTGACAAAGTTGCCAAACAAAGAGGAAGCAATAAGAGAGTTTGCTACTTTGAGGGTGGACCAGGACGTGACGCGAAGAGTCGTGCAGGTTATGAGATGCCCGAAAGTATTGAGTTCTCTTATGAAAATTATATCAAAGCATTAAAGCAAAATGAAGGAGTTTGAAATGCCAGCATTAAACCATGAACCAGAAAATATTGATGAAGGATTCCCAGAAGGAGTCTACAACATTCGAGTTAAATACATTGAGTTCCCCTACACTTTTCGTACGGGTAGTACCGGGATGCGTATTCAATTTGATGTATGGAACAGTAATGGAGTTGGATTCCAGACTTGGGAGAACATCGTAACATCTTCACCCAAGGCAAAGTGGAAGCTCAAAGAGCTATGCTACTGTCTAGGCATTGATTTTGACAATCCAGACCTGAAGTCAGAGGACTTTGATGGGAAGGAAGGTAAGGCAGATATGGCCCGAGAGCCTGGCAGTAAGTGGCTCTCTGTGGACAGCTATCTTTCAGTGGATTCTGTTAGTGATAAAGCAGTGAAAGCTGTAGACGCCACACAGGATTCAGTGCCATTCTAGAAGGCGGAGGGGGTGCCTTACTTCTCCCATGTAATTCCTTCTGAGTTCGGTTCTTATCTCCCGATCTCAGATGGCATCCCCTCCCCTCAACAATTAACCGTATTCAAGGAGTCAACATGTCAGAATTAAAGCTGCATACATCGTCACGTATTCACCCAAAGATAAAGAGGCTTAAGCGTAAGTTGGGTGCAGATGGAGTCTTAGGACTTTATAACCTTTGGTGCTTTTGCATCGAGTATCGTGTAGATGGAAAGCTTACTGACATGGACGACTTGGATATTTCGGAGGCGGCAGACTATAATGGTTGTTACGAGACGTTTGTAAAAGTCTTGGTCAACCTGAGACTGCTGGATGCTGAAGGTGGGGTGTATTCAATCCACGGATGGAGCGAATACAACCAGGCAAAGGTAGTAAGCAAGAAGAGAGACACTGAGTCTTCACCGAACTCTCCCTCTTCTGCGATGTCTGCGAGTATTACTCAGGTAGTTGCGTACTACAGGATGATACACCCCACCCGAGGTAAAAAAATAAAGCCGGGTTCTTCTGACTGGAAGAGGATCCGCAAAGCACTCAATGATGGCAACTCTCCAGAGGAGCTAGTGAAGGCCATTGATGGGAATAAGATTTGCCCTTGGCATCAGAACGTACCAGCAGGCCATAGCATCGAATACATATTTCGCAACCAATCGAAGATAGAGGGATTCATCGAACGGGCAGCCGACCCGAGCCGATATGATTCTAAGCAAGAACAAGTCGGACACCACCGAGGAAGCAGGGAGTTTAGTGATGGAAACCAAGCAGCAGGATTCTGAGGAAGAAAACCCATTCTTAAACTACAGAGAAGATACAGCCGATGAATGGATGCGGGCTGTATACCGAATGTACACTCGACAAAAGCAAAGAGAGGCGGCGGATGCAGCCGAAGGCAGAGAGTTTTGCCCTGTTGAAGAGGGAGCCAGTGCAAGCTCTAGAATCCAATGCTTAAGAATCTGGGGTGTCCCTGAGAGGATTTTAAAAAACCTCGAGATGTTAGAAGAAACTAAGGCCGTTAAGTATGTGAGAGAGTTCAACCTTTCCCCAAGAGAAGGCTGGTGCCTAGTTCTTTCAGGAGGAAAGGGGACAGGAAAGTCAACGGCTGCGGCTGTGTGGCTCTATGAGAATGTTCCACCCGAAGGAGCCCCTACATATCAACGACGTTACTGGTGGAATGGAACCAAGATTGCTCGAACCAATGGCTATGCTAAGGATTACGAAAAGATGATCCAGTCTAAGCTGATGGTCATTGATGACCTCGGAGTTGAGTACCAGGATAAGAATGGTAACTTTCAGCAGCGACTAGATGAGTTGATGGATGAACGATATTCAAATTTCAGGAAGACTATTATCACAACTAATCTGAATGCAGAGGCGTTCAAGGACAGATACGGAGAACGAGTTGCAGACAGAATGAGGGAAGGCTTCGCATGGGGTGGAGGCTTTATGGAACTGGCTGATGACTCAATGAGAAAAGTTAGAAAGGTACTATAAGAATGGACAAAGGCACCGAAGATATACTGGTTAGGATTGCTCAGGCTCTTGAGAAGTTGGCAGGTATTAATGACAACGAAGATCGAGAATGGGAGCAAGAGCTTAGGGCCTCGGCCGCGATCGAAAGAGCCCTCATGGAGGAGGAGTGATGGGTTATGGAAAATATCATGAGCCTTGCTTCTGTGGAGCTTTAGATTGCCCCCACTGTTATCCTGGCACCTGGAAAGAGAACCTCGCTGATTTATTTGGTGAGAATAAAGAAGAGGAAGAAGAGGAAGAGGAAGAGGAGGGGGAGCAATAGTGGAAGATGACTTCATCTGGAAATTTACCATCCTTGGTAAACCTGTCAGCCAAAAGAACTCTAAACGAGTAGGCATAGCAAAGGGCAGGGCCTACATGTACACACCGTCAAACGTAAAGGTTTGGCACAGCAGTGCATTGCAGCAACTAGGGGTCCAGCTACTAGAGAATGACTATCCGCCTATTCCTGACAAGGCAGAGATGGAGGTTAAGATCATATCCTATCTCGATAAAGGACAGGCGGTTGACGTCGATAACCTAGCGGCAGCTCCTATGGATGCAATGCAGAAGGCAGGCATTTACAAGAATGACTATTGGGTTCGATGCGTGATTAGCTCAAGGAAGAAAGATTGGAAAAATCCTAGAGTTGAGATTGAAATTACTAAATATAAGGGGGATTAAATGAGCAGTATAGAACCGTCGCTCTCCTATGGGCAGTACGACGAAAGACCAAAGATAGGCAGATGCATTACTTACTTAGTTATTATTAGCGCTGTAGTTGGTGTCGCATGGGTTGGATACATACAGGGCAGTGCCCTTGAAAAGGCTACAATTGGAGAGGTCAAGTCTTCGAGTCATGTTATCATAGAACAGAAGCAAGGTGAGACTATGACGATAACGCAAGAGAATCGCCAGTGGCTGAATAACGTTGTTAAGGAGAAGAAGTAATGTTTTTCAAAAAGAGGAAGACTAGAAAGAGGATGCTTAAATCTGACCTAGATACTGTGCATGATATACTATCTTATATTAACCACTCCGCAGTTAAGATCGCCAACATGGGGTCGCAGCACAAGAAGCGACTGATGCTAGAAGGTGACGAGACTGACGGTGAGTATATGGCCATCTGCGATACTGTAACTACGCAGCTCAAGGAAGCCTATGAGACATTGTATTCAATAGTTGAAGCAAAGCAGGAACAATTAAGAGTGAAGTAGGAGATGTGTTGTGGAGAAGGATACTAATACAAACAGAGAAAACAAGCATTTTACAGATAGATGGTACCGAGATCAGCTAGAGGCAAGGATTCCCTGTAAGCTACCTCACTCATTTGATAACAAGAAAACCCAAGCAGTTCGAGAGCTTGTCTACCAGGAATGGAAGAGAGCTAAGAGAGCTAAGGCCATTAAAACAATTGTCATAAGTGTTGTCATTGGGACCGCCATTGCTTTTGCAGTTACGATGTTAGGGTTCAGGATTTAATTTCTGGCATTTGCAGATCTTCATGCCGTTAGTAACTCCGGCTAGAAGTAAACCAAATGTCTGTATGAAGTGGTGGGGTATGTCGGCATCGGTCATTTCGTTGATGCACTCCATTACTTCATGCCAGAAGGTTTCCCATTCTAGCGAGGGCTCTAGTCCCTCTCTTATTTGAATCTCTAAATCCTGAATACACCAAGAGCCGAAGACAAACTCTCCAGGG